CGACGTGTGATAGAAGCAGGTTCATTGGAATAAGTGGTTGCGCATGTATCTTTGACATTCTTAGTGCCAATCACTACTTTAGGTTCAACAGAAACCTTTCCTTTCATGTCAGCTTCAGCCATATTCGCATAAATACGAACATTATTGACTAACTGAATCATTAAGGAAGTAGGGGCACGTTCAACAAAATCAGCTTTGGTATTTCCAATATCATCAATCAAAACTCCATTTGTAAATGATCGGAAATTAGACCAAAACTTGTCTTGTTCATTCAAAGTTACAATTCGATAGTCTGTGGCATAATAACCATTGTGCAATAAAGTCGTAACCATTAACACATTGGCAATAGTAGATTTTCCAACAGAAGTACCGCCATAAATTCCGATCGAATAAGGTGCTTCGCGCAAACCACCTTGTACACGAGTTTGACGAAACGTTGCTTGCCACAATCTCAAAGTATCAAGTTTCCTGCGAAGAAAATTCTTCTCAACAGGACCACGAGATGTAGTAACAAGCATATTCGCCTTCTCAATGCACTGTGCAAGAAGAGCTTCATAATCATTTTCACTCATGTCTTCATATTTTTCAAGATTACCACACTTGGCATATTCTTGACAACGAAGACATTTAGAATAAAGCTCTTCAAATTCCTCATTTTCCATATTACCATACAACAATGGCTTAATGGATCCACGCTGAAAACAAGCATAACCACCTTCTGCAAAGTAGGTGACTGTCTCGAAAACAGCATCAATCAAATCAACAGCTGAAGCATGTTTGGTAAGTGCACCAATGGAAAATAACTTCATACCTCCAATTTTAAAATCAAGATCAGCAGATTCACAAAGTCCCAAAGCCAAAGAAAGGCTCAAAACATGTGAAATCTTCTTAAATCCTTCATTTCGGACCACTAAAGTCCAATTTTCTTGGAGGTCTTTTAAAAGAAGTAGCCACTTAGGCTTGTCCTCTGTTTTAACACCAAATTCACCAAGTTGAGAATCAAATTCTGCACCCAATACTTCGGAAAGATATTGGGCAGCAAGATTTGCAACACTCTTGGTGTAATGCGTCTTCAAATACAGAAAACAAGTACTAAGAAAGCCGGATACGGTTGTACAATCTTTACAAGCAAGAAATAAAGCTCCAAGATTCTCCACCTTATTAAGGGTGGAATCATCAATGGAGATTCCTTCAATATTTGCAAGATTAGCG